ATAACATATGAGAGTAGTTATGATTTTTACATTCTTCCATAAATGCATTTACACATAAATTTCTACCTTGTGTAACTAAAGAAGATTTTAATAAAGAAAAAGATACTAAAATACCATTGACCATACATTTTTGTTGAAAAGATAATAATGCTTGTGTGTAATGAATAGAACACTCACTATGCACTGGAGTCGCTACAAAAATAGATGGTAGCGTACTTACATTTGGTACTTTCTTTTTTTCAGTGATCCATATAGGTTTACTTGCGTCTTGCATTTATTGCTCCTTGTAAAAATCTTGTCCAAGCATTTCCTTGTTTGGTCCAGTTATAATATTGATTGGCATATTCTATTTGATATTCTAAATGTTTTTTAACTCCAGGTGATTCAAGTCCTTTAGCTGCATGTTCAATTGCTATAGCAAAACCTTTTGCTAAATTTAAATAATTTTTTTGATAAGGAACATAAGATGCAAACTCTGCACAAGTTTCAAATAAAGCTCCAAAATTAGTAGTAATTAAATAACATCCAGCAGCCATTGCTTCTAATGCTGAAATACAAAACGTTTCTTCCCAAATATTAGGATAAGCAAAGATATGATAGTTATGTAAATTTTCTTTTATATATTCATTTGGTTTGTAACCAATGTAATTCACATTAGGTAATTGTCTTGCTTGTTCATATAATCCTTCATATTGTTTATCATTAGCTTCTTTAAAAGAAGATCCATATACTTCACAAGAAGAATATACATCTAATTGTATCTTAGGATTGTTAATCATCTGCATTGCAGCTAACATTACATTTAAACCTCTCCATGGAGTTGGATGAAAAATAAGTTTAATAGTATCTGTTTTTTGATTAAGATCTCTTGATTTTATATCGTCAATACCATTCTTAATCACTAAAGATCTCTCACATGGTATATCAAACATCATTCTAAATTTCTCATAATTCCAATGTGAATTGAATACATACCAATCATACTTACTATGGTTAGATTTATCCTTAAACCATGGTGCAAGATTAGGTTGATCATAAGAGTTCTTTTGCCAAAGAATGTTTAATTTAGTCGGATGTAATGGTATTTTTTCTGGAACAGAAGTAGTGATTTGTACTTGATCTAATAGATCTTTAGATACATATTTTCTTAAATACTCAAACTGTAATTCAGTACCACCACGTGGAGCTTGCATAAATTATTTTTGATTCATTACTTTCTGTAATAAGTCTAATCCTTTATTGGTTACAGTGACTAAAGTATCTACTGCTAAATCATCTTCTGTATGATGTTGTAAAAACGCTTCTTTAGAGTCATACGTTTTATTGGTAGACTTACTTCTAAAGGTTTGTTTAGTTACTGTTTCTATTGTTACTATTTCTTTATCCGTTTTGGTCATCTCTATTTATTTCTAGTATTGCTAATGTAGCACTTATACCAGAAATATCAGATGTTTCAAGCTTTATGGAATCACTTTCTTCTAAAATAATAGGTCCTTTAGCCAGGTTGCATATAGTAGGACCAGAGATAGAAGCATAAGCTATTTCAAAATTAGTTGTAGTAGTAAAGTCATATACATAAGTTTTTACCACTTTAGATCCAGACTGATTGGTCACCTGTATATTTTGAATTATTGCATTAGCATTAGAAGGACAAGTGTACACCGTAACAGCTGCTGTAGTGCTAGGATCATAGAATGCGTTTTTATAAAAATTTGCCATTATGTTAAATCATACCATTTTATTGTACCAAGAACATCGTCATTGTTTGCCGCTGCTTTAGCACAAAGGGTTAAAGTATCAGATACTCCTGCTATTGTTTGACCAAGTTGATAATCAAAATTAAAACCTTCCCCAACACTAGCAACAGAACTGCTTTTACCAGCTATGTAAGACGTAGCTATAATAGTACCACCTGTAATAGTAGTTGCTGCTGTTAAATCATATTCTACATTGTCTGAATAACTTGTATAAGAAAATGCTGAAGAAGGAGTAGCATTCAATCTTAATTGAACTTCATAATCTGAATTTGTTATTCCAGAAGCTATAAATCCTGCTGGTACAATCACCGCGTAAGGTCTTGAAGATTTAATTCGTATTGTTGCTAAATTATAAAGAGTTCCAGCAGTTGTTAAATTAACTCCAGCTAAAGATGCGGTACCTATCATTTGCTCTATTGCTTTTGGTGCGTAACCACCTTCAGAAATACAGGAAGAACATATTTGTTGTAATGTATAAGTACCTGCCGCTAAAGTTGCTGCTGTTTCTATTTCATATCGTATAGGCAGATTTGCAGTCTGCATATAAACCGTTGCTAAACTATTAGCATTAAGAAAAGTGTGTGCAGTAATTAACTGACCATTAATAACAAAGCCAACTCTAACTGAACCTACTCCTAACCATTCAATATCTATAAATAATATATTTGATTTTGCTGGATCTAATGTAAAACCACTTGCACCTGTTCCATCTAATTTATCACCATTCCAATTAGATTGAGATATTTCAGTATCAACAGGTGATCCTGATGTATAAGTACGTCTTACTATTTTAAGAGTAGTACCATCAGCATAAAATAAAATTCCATTATTAATATCAAATAAACCTACTTTTTGTTTAAGGTTTGCTGTCAAAGTATTCATAACAAACGTATTAAAAATAAGTAATGATTTACCTGGTTGATAAGACATTACTCTTTTAGATTGTCTGATAGTTTTATCACCACTTACTTCTGTAACGTTTAAATTAACTGTAGATTTATCTGCAGTATAAGTAACTGTTCCACCGGCGGTTAATGCTTCGTCAAAGAGTGTATTCTTTGACATAATATTTTTAGAATCAAAGATAGTTAAAGGGTTAGAAACTCTTAATCTTCCAAATGCATCATAAGCATTAGATCCATTACCACCACCGATAACGGTTGGCTCTACATTAACATTATTACATCCTGACATTAACAACCTATTCTCATATTGAACCAAGCAAATCTTTGTAGTTCTTGTTTAATATCTTCTTGATATCCAAAATTTAATTCATTCTTTTGTGTATCTAATGCTTCTCTTAGTTGCCTTGCATTAAATTCATTATATTGAGCAGTGGGTTCTGGTATAACTGCTGTAATCTTTGCCATTATCTTCTACCCCCTGCATGTATATCTAATCTCAATGTACCATAGCGCCAGGTTTCATTTAAATTATCATTCTCAATTTTAACACTCACCTGTCTACCTCTTACTCTAGTACTTATAAAATTAGTAGTAGTAGTAATAGTAAATGGTCCTGTAATCAAGGGTCCATTAGCATCACTTTGACTGTTTTGTGCAGGATAATCTCTAAAGAATAAAGTTACTTTCGCATTACCTGCTAAATTTTTAAAGTCAGGAATAAATCTAGATACTCTCATAATAAACTCTCCATCCCCTACTAATCCCTGTTCCGATAAATCATAATCCCCTGATAAGATATAAGAACTGATAGCCGTAGTAGTTCCTGCTGCATCTACTTCATTAGTTCCTATTTCATGAGCATAATATTTAGAAGATCCATATCTATTAGTTACTCCTTGAATAGCTGGAAAAGAAGGTGTGCCATTAACGGTAAACTCTGTTGCATAAGGTAAATCATACGTTTGAGCATCATTATAAGATGTTCTGGCAAGAGTTCCGGTAGTCCAGCTTTGTTCTAAAAAATTATAAACAACGTTTTTATTAACTTGTTGTGAGGAATCTTCAGCATAAAACCAGCCTACTTCATTATATAAAGAATTGTGATAACCATAAGTAATTTGATTAGCATCATAATTAATACCAGGTGCTCCACCTTGAGTAGTAAATACAAAGTCTTCTACTAAAGATGGTAATTGTTTGACCGTTCCATCATACATAAAAAATCCTCCGCCAAAGCCCATCCAATAAACAGCACCCTGTGCATATACTGCAGCGTGTTGTCCTAAACAACCACAGTTAGATCCAACTTGTCGTAATGAAAAAGTAAATGGTGGTCCAACAAATTGAATAACATAAGCTGCCTGATCCGTGAGCACCAGGACATAATCCTTACCTTGAACTGCAGTTACAATTTCATTTCCTTGGTCTAATAAAAAAGTACCGGCAGTATTAGTTGCAGTTGGATTATAAGTATTAATATCTTCTTGATTTGAAAATCTTATAAACATTCTATTTTGTGTACTAGGTGTACCAATAGTAGTTTCTGTTCCCATTAAGAATAAATGTCTATCTCTATCTGATACTAAAGACATTAACGATCTAGTAGGAGCTCCATTGACCACGGCTGCTCTAGTAGTTAAAGCAGCAGGTTCTCCCGCTAAAGGAGTCCAAGTAAATGTTTTACCGTTTCTCACCGTTGCAACTAGTAACTGGCCATAATTATCTAAAGACCAGGAACCGGGGTCTAACACAACTGTAGAAGATGATCTTGCTGTTCCCCATGATTCTTCACCATACTGACCCGTTCCCCAACCATAAGCTGGTGTTTCAAATACAGGACCGATGGTTATATAAGGAGTAACGGTTGCAGCACCTTGTGCTGACATACCACTTCCTGATTCAACGGTGGACATAGTAATAGTAAAACTATCATCATCTGCTGTAATAACTTCATAAGTATTATTAGTAAATTGACCTGTTGAAAAACCTGTTTCACCACCACCTGGTAAAGTAACACTACTAAATAAAATATAAGAACCCTCTGCTACTCCATGTGCTGTTTTATTAAGTGTAACGGTTGCAGAACCTGTTGTAGAGCTAAATGTAAAACCTGTAATTGCTACATCTAAAGGAGTAATGTCATAAAAAGCTCCTTCATAATAAACTACTAATACTTTAGAAGTTCCTAGTGCTGCATAACGAACACCATTTAAATCAGTCCAAGTATGTTGATCTCTAACTGGACCAGCTATGGTACCAGCAACTAGTTGCTCCCAACCACCTATCTTTTCAGGTTGACCATAACGAAATCTGACGTTGTCTCCGTCTATCCATTGTCCTTCTGCGCCAGTGGCTGTTTGCTGTTTATTAAAACCTGGCTTAAATTGTATTTTTTGTAATGGCATAGTTCTCCATATAAATAAGGTGCCAGGATAGACTGGTGTGGTGGAAATCTACCCTAGCGTGGGAAAACTATATCATTTTTTAAACCAAGCGGGAAGTCCTAAATGAGCTCTTTTGTCAAACTTATTATCTTCAGAGCCTTTAGTTGCTTTATTATTGTAATGTAAAAATACTTGTCCGCAATCTGTTCCTGTAAAAGCATCTCTCCAATGCTCTAAGAAATTACCTCTGTAGACTAACATATCTCCTGGATTCAAATCTACTTTAACTCCTTTATTTTTTGATGCAACATAAGATCCTGACTTATCATCAACACCGCCTTCTTCTTTATTTGGATTGATATATATTGGCCATTCATCACCACCTAAATTAAGGGTAGTGGATATTTCACAGCTAAACCTATCTTTGTGTCTGTGTAAAATATCCCCTTTTTTATAAATTCTTGCGTATGCATACGTTTCAATTAATTTTAATTTTGTTTCTTTTTCCATAATAGGTTTTACTTCTGTCAGCAATGTCTCCATTGCAACATCCCCATAATGAGAATAAGTTTCAGGTACTTGAGCATCGTTCCATACCCCCCAATATTCTGTCATAGGAGAGATGTATCTTTCATCAAACATTGTTCTTGCTACTTTTCTTTTTAGTAGAAAATATTTATATACGAAATCAGCAATCTCTGATGATATTGCTTTTTTAATTACTGTGTAACCATTTTTCTCAAAACTCATTTTTTCTCCTCTTTTGCTTGTTTTCTAATAGTATCTGTAATCATTTTTCTTACCGCTTGTAAATTAAAATGTACAAATCTAAAGTCTTCCACTCCTGGGTCTACTGTATATTGATGTTCTAAGTAAGCTGGAATGAAAATCATAGTACCTGGTTTTGGTTTATAGTGAATCAATGGTGATGCCATTGATACTTCTGTTTCATTTTTTCTAGGTAAATCTGCCATTGTTTTTGCTGTTCTTGGGTCGTGAAATACTGGCATAGAAGTTTTTTCACTGCAACGTAGGAAATAGAAACCCGAAACGTGGTTACAGTAATGTATATGACCTTCGTGATGTCCACCACCTTTTTCTGCAAATTGTTGTACCCAAAATTCTGTCCAAAATAATTCATAACCAGACATATCATAACCCATATGATCTAATACATTCCAACTAGTTGCGCCAATGTAATCTTGAAATTCTTTTAATTCTGGATCATTAATTAAAGATGTAGAATGATGAGACATTCCAACATCACCTAATCCTTTTTTCTTCCAATTTTTTTCTCTATCTTTAATTGCTTTTTGATTATTTTTTTTAGCTTCTTTAATATATTTATCACAAACTTTATCTACGTGATCTACCCATTCTGGTATTTCAATATGATAAATTGGTGTTTGAAAATAAAGTGATGTTTGTAATTGATCTGTGACTGCCATACTTTCTCTCCTTTAGTTTAGTTTTTCTTTATATTTATTCAAATATTCTTGAATTGGTTTTATTTTTTCTTCTACCACACCTACATTTGTATTGCAAATAACACAAAGTAGTCCCCTAACTTGGCCAGTTAAATGATTATGATCTACTGACAAAGGTCTATCAAATTCTTTTTGGTCTATTTTACAAATAGCACATTTATTATTTTGTTGTTGTAACATTTTATTATATTTATCTATAGATAAATTATATTTTTTAATTAATCTTCGTTCTCTGTTTTTAATAGATATTATTTTAGAATTTTTTATATTATATTCTTTATGATAATTTAAATAATATTCTTTATTTTTTTCAATCCACTTTTTATTTTTTTTATTAATTTTTTCTTTATTTTTTATAGAATATTGTTTGTGGTATTCTTTTCTTTTTATAGGATCTTTATAAGGCATATTATCTAAATGGATATCCTAAGTTCCAAATTACTAAAGAATATCTTGTTCCTTCTGTAACTGGTTTTACTCGATGCCAAACAAAACTTGGAAAAACAACAATACTTCCTCTTGGTAATATTTCAGTACAAGTTCGTGTTAATGTTGGATCATCTTGATTTCTAAATTGAAATTCCAGTTCACCGCCTTTGTAATCTTTTGGATCGGATAAACTACAAGTAACGGAAAGTTTTCTAATTTTGCCGTGAGTGTTTGGGTTGTCTGGGGCGTGGTAGGGTTGCTCCCAGGAATCACAATGCCAATCATAAAACTGATTTAATTTATATTTAGTAAATTGACAAGATTCAGAAAAATCCCAATTAAAATTCCATCCAGCACTATTGTTAGCTTGATGAACATAAGGTTGTACTTCTTTATAAATCCATCTATCATTCAACCAAGCTATATTAGAATCTCTTTTTTTTCGTAAATCGTTTAATTCTTCTTTTTCTAATTTTGTCGCTGGATCAAGTGACTCTAAATACTCATCAGATAAATGAGCTGTTGCTTCTGAAACTTTTCTTTTCTTCTTTGGTTTTTTTGGTTGTGCTTTTTCTTTAGCTTCTAGTTCTGCTAATTTTTGTGTTTGACCACCTGTTAAAGCAATTTGCTCACGTTGAGCATTTCCATACTTTATAATATCATCACAAACCCGTTCAGGGATTGCTGATTTAAAATACCAGTAGTAGTTTGTTAAATTCATACCTTCGTTATAACTAAAGTTATAAACTTCTAAACAAAATTGTCAAGGATTAACCTGTAACTCCAAAAGTACCTGGAGAAGTAAATACGTGTTTTGTTGTACCACAAGCTGTAGTTACAGAACCACCAGTTGCTTTAGCTGTTCCTGGATATTCAATAATAACAATCCCTGATCCACCACTGCCTCCAGCTCTTGGAGTAAGCCCTGCTCCTGCTCCACCTCCGCCGCCAGTGTTAACTGTACCAGGACTACCATCTCCAGAACTACAACCTGGTCCTCCTGGACTTCCTGCTCCACCTCCTCCTGGACTTCCTGCAGATCCACCTCCTCCACCTGCTCCTCCAGCATAATCACCTGAATTTGGAAGAGATTGAGTAAATGAAGCATTAACATCTTTATGAGTACCTCCAGCACCTCCAACAGAAGAAGCAAAAGGACCTGTTCCTGATCCACTGCCTCCAACACCTCCAGCTGCTCCACCGCCTCCTGAAGCTTCTGGACTTCCATTACCTCCAGCATTACCAAAACCTGAACCTGGAAAACCTGATGCATCAGTTTGAGTGGCAGTACCACCTACACCTGCAACACCTCTTGAACCTCCTCCTCCAGAACCTCCTGGATTAGGAGCACAGATTCCACCGCCTCCTGGCGCTGATCCACCACCTCCACCTAAAGCTTCAAATGAATGACCTGCTCCAATAAAAGTTGAAGGAGTTCCACTTCCACCTTCACCTTGTGGTGATGGTCCTCCAGTTCCTCCACCTCCAATTACAACTGCGGCACAACCAAGTGAAAATTCAACACAAGAAGCTAATATTAAACCACCTCCTGCTCCACCACCTGCGTTATCTGCTCCACCGCCACCACCTCCAGCTACTAATAAAATAGTTGCTCCTTCAATAGGTATAAATCTAGGCCACGTTCCCTGTTTCTGGCTGCTAAATTGTGCTCTCAGTGGCCACGATCCACTGGCCTTGTTTAATTCTTTTACGATAACGATACCTGAACCGCCTGCTCCGCCTGCTCCAAAATTTCCTGAACCCGCACATTTTCCTGCTCCACCACCTCCACCACCTCCAGTGTTAGTTGTACCTGCAGTACCTCCTGGTGTTCCTGAACCAGGTCCTGAAGTAGCTCCTGCTCCTCCTCCGCCTGAACCACCTGCTCCACCTGGTGCAGTTTGTGGATCACTTGCTTTCCATCCTCCACCACCTGCTCCTCCTCCGTAAATTCCTGAATTAGGTATTGGAGATGTAAATAAAGAACTTACATCTAAACCTGCTCCACCTGCTCCTCCTGGATTTGCACCAGTAGGTGGTCCACCTCCATCAGCTCCTCCAGCTCCTCCAGCTCCTCCTCCAGCATTTCCTCCTCTACCAGCTCCACCTCCAGCTGCACTAGATTGAGGTGTTCCTGATGCTCCTCCTGTTGCTGCGGGAGGAGTAGATAATCCACCTCCTGATGAACTACTACCAAAACTTGATGCTACTCCTGGTGTTCCAAAACCTTGACTTGTTGGTGCGCTCGGAGGTCCCCCTGTTCCACCACCTCCTATTACTATAGGATAAGCTGTTGCTCCACAAACATTAATATTAGATACTAAAATTCCACCACCTCCACCACCGCCTCCACCTTCAGATGCAAATCCAGCACATCCACCTCCACCACCAGATACAATTGCTGCTGAAACTACTCTAGTTCCTGGTTGCGTAGTTAAATTTCCAGATGATGTAGTAACAGTTTGAGTACACTTTCCAAACGATGTTGGATTTATTACTCCTATGATACCGCCGTTGGGTGACCCCATTTAATAATCCTCTTTTGTTAAAATTCTTTAGTTGCCTGTAGCAAACCAAGAGGAAGAGTCAGGTGACCAAGCGAATTCGTTGTTTTGATCGTCTTTACCAATCCATCTTTGTCCAGCTTCATCCCAAGAGATCATATACCTAACATTATCTCCGTAAGTTGTAACTGTTGGATATGCAACAGGTGCTTGCCAGTCGTCATTAGCATCAAGTGACCAAGATGCAAAAGGTTGTGGTGCAATGAATTTATTTTTAGTAGCATCAAACGTGTAACCAATTCCAGCATATTGTTTTCTGAAATTATTATTATACGAAGTTTGAACCCATCTATTACCAGATGTAAAAGGAACTATAGATTTTACTTTTTCCTCTGCTCCAACTGATTGATCTCCGCCGTTTGCATTTACGTCATTGTTATCAATAACAACGACTCTTAATACTAGACCGTAGCTGTTTATTTCTGCAAAATGTGCCATATGTTTTAACTCCTATGTTATTATAATATAATTTTTCTTAAAAAGAAAGTACATAATCATTTATGTTGTTAATGTTCCTGATACTGTAAATGTAGCTACTTTGCAACCTCCTGCTGGGGCTGGTAATGTAGTTACTGTATTTGTGCCTGGAGATACGTTAAATGCAGCTCCACCTGGGGCTCTAATAATAACGACTCCTGAACCTCCTGATTGGCCAATATTAAAACCTGAAGGTCCACTTGCAGCTGGATTTGCTCCACCGCCTCCTCCTCCTCCTGTATTAACAGTTCCTGTTGTAGCTGAATTAGATCCATCTCCACCTCTACCACCTCCGCCAGTGCCTCCTAATCCACCACCACCACCTTGTGGAACACTACCACCTTGTCCAGACCCCCCTCCACCTGCATAAGCAACTGGACTTCCTGTTATTGAATTTGCTGTACCTGCTCCACCTGGTGCAATAGTTGCTCTAGGTCCACCTGCAGTTCCTACAGCAGCAGATCCTCCACCTCCTCCTCCAGTACAATCTGATTGTGGTCCTGCTCCTCCATTATTTCCTTGAGGAGGACTTGTTGGAGGTGAATTACCTGTTCCTCCAGATGCTGGACCAGCACCTCTTGCTCCACCACCTGAACCTCCATTACTTGCAGCTGCAGAACCTCCACCTGCTCCACCACCGCCTGTTGATGTAATTGTTGAAAATGTTGAAGGATTTCCTGAAGTACCTGATGTATTTGGAGAACCATTTCCTCCACCTCCAACTACAATAGGAAAAGATGTTCCTCCTGTTAATGAAATTTTTGTTCCCCCTGGAAATGAAGTACGATATCCTCCTGCTCCACCGCCTCCACCTTGAGCACCACCACCTCCACCTCCTCCTGCTACTACTAAATAATCTACATCGAATGGAGCACTCGGTGTCCACGTTCCCTGTTTCTTGAAATTGTATTGACATTGCAGTGACCAGACGCCTGATGCGACTGTTTTATTTAATTCTTTTACGATAACGATACCTGAACCGCCTGCTCCGCCTGTATTACCTGCTCCACCTGCTCCACCTCCACCACCAGTATTTGCAGCTCCAGCTGTTCCTGCTACATTCTTTCCACCTGCACCACCTCCACCTGAACCACCTGTTCCACCTGGTATACCACAATTATCACTTCCACCACCTCCACCACCAGCATAAGTTGTTGGTGATCCTGATAACGAAGAAGCTGTACCTGATCCTCCTAATCCCCCTGAAGAACCTGATCCTGTTCCACCTACAGCCCCTGCTCCACCTCCTCCACCACCTACTGATCTACATCCATTAAGTCCTCCACCTGCTCCACCATTGTTGCCTTGTTCACTAGTGCCATTACCACCTGTTCCATTTGCGCTTCCAAAAGAACCACCACCACCCCCTGAACCACCAGCAACTCCATTAGTTCCACTAGCAGGACTTGTAGTAGAACCTCCACCACCACCACCACCAGAAGATGTTACAGATGAAAAAACTGAATTAGAACCGCTAGTTCCAGTTCCTCCAGCAGTATTATTTCCTGCTCCACCTGCACCTACTGTTATTGGATATGCTGTTGCTCCACAAACTTGTAAACAACTTGTTCTAAAACCACCTGCTCCTCCTCCACCACCTGTATAATTTCCAGCACCTCCACCACCTCCAGCAATAACTAAATAATCTACAAATCTAGCTTGTGGTCCTGATGTATATGTTCCTGATGAATTGAAAGTTGATGTACCAGGAGTTGATGCTACTGATACTATTGGATCGTTAACTGGTCCGATAATTCCGCCATTTGCCATAGCTGGTTATCCCCCTTATGCGTCGTCTATTTCTTCGTAAGAAATGGTAAGAGTTAAATCTCCGTTGGCACTTGCGCCAGCTTCGATGTTATCACCTTCTTCTAAATAAAATGATGAATTTTTATCAATTAAATTTAATGTTGCATCTGCTGGTACTGAAATAGTACTTGCAATTGCAATTGGTGATCCGCCTGATTTAGTAATAAATACGGAAGCGTCTGCTGCGTTAGTGCCATCAATGTTTGCAATTAATATAGTGTTAATTTTTAAAACTTTGTTTGATGCACATAATAATACTTCTGTAGTAAGAGTTGTGGTAAGTGCGGCTTGAACCGTTTTACCGTAAATCGATGTGACGTCTACTATGTTTGGATTTGCCATAATTTAATCTCCTGTTATATATTATCCGAAAACTATTGCCATTGCAATAGCTTTTCCTGTTGAAATTCCTGCTTGAGCAAAGCTCAAAGTACCAGAACCATTGGTAACAATAGCTTGTCCACTAGTACCATCTGCTGCTGGTAATGTATATTGATTTATTGTATTGATAGCAGCGTTTACATCTACTACATTGGTTCCATCAGAATATACAAATTTAGTTCCTTTATCAGTCCCTGCCCACGTAGCACCTGTGCCTGAAGTAGTCTTAAATACTACCGCATGATTTCCGCTAGTTGCATTTTTAATAATATAATTTTTTTCAATACCATCTGGAATAATTACGTTGACAGAAGTAGTAATAGTTCCTGCTAAATTTAATATAGCATTTTTACCATTAGAAATAGTTCCATTTGCAAATGATAATGTTGCACCAGTTGTTGCATTTAACGTTACTGATTCATAACCAGCAATCGCTTGTTGTAAAATATTTAAGTTAGTATTTGTAATATCTCCCCATAGACCGGCTTTTTCACCAGTGACCATGAGTTCTAGTTTTAGATCCGTAGAATACGTTGATGGCATATTTTATAAATTCCTTATTAGTTACTATTTATTTAAATTATGCGGCTGTGTCAATTATATTCCAATTAACACTAGATCCGGTAGAAACTTCAGTATAAGCTACTGTGGTGCCTGTGTCAACAATTGTCCACACCTGAGAAACTTCATTTCCAAGAGCTATATTAACCTGATTTCCAGTTAAATTTATATTAGCTTCTGCTGTTACCGTTACACTATTTAAACTGAAACTTAATCCCTGACCTGTTAAATCAACAAGAGTATTTGCATCCAGTACGGCTGTACCTTGAGCTATATTTAATTGTAGTCCTGTCTCTACAACATCTGCATTTCCAGTCACGGATCCAACACCTAGACCCATAGTCATTCCAATACCAATTACTGTTGCATCTGGAGAAGGATCTACGGTTCCTTCTGCTGCTGTTAATCCTTGACCTGATATAGATATATCAGCATTTGCTGTTACTATTTCATTACCAAGTCCTAATGCTAAATTTACACCTGTAGGTATAACTCCACCTACAATACTAATATTAACATCACCTTCATTAATATTGATTTGATTTCCTGTTGCATCTATATTTGCAGATGCAGTAATAGTTTCTTCACCTAAAGATAAATTTAATTGTTGACCGGTAATATCAACATTACCTGTTGCTTCAATGGTTTCTTCACCTAAAGATAAATTTAATTGTTGACCACTAATATCTATATTAGCTGTACCTTGTGTAATTACATTATCAAGAGCAGCAGTTAATCCTATTCCCGATACATCTGCCTGAGCTGCAACAGAAATACTTACCGAACCAACATTTGTTGTGAGTCCAAAAGAACTGGGTACACCTTCTCCCCAGTTGCCAAATCCCCATGTATCATCACCCCAAGTTTTATTTTGGAGATCAACTGTTACATCAACGGATCCGACGTTCCAGGGGCCGATACCCCATGTATTACTTCCCCAAGGAGCAGACATAATAGGTTATCTCCTATTACGCGTTGCCGATTCTTAGAATAGCCGCTGAAGTTGTAAATGCTGGGAACTGAATTGTGAAAGTTCCTGAAGTCGCTGTTTTGTCTGAACCGAAATCTAGTACTGCAACTGCCGCATTGGTAGATGAAGTATTATAAATTAAAGCTCCTCTAGCTGTGATCGTTACACCAGTAAAAGATAAATCTGCGAAGTCAACAATTGCAACACCTGATGCAACTGAAGTACTTGGATTTGGTTTTACTAATGTTCCACCACCTGCTGTATATTGACCAGAAGCTGAAACTTCTCCAGTAGATGTATAAGC